AATTTGTTGCAATTCAGTTCCTCCAACAGATTAACGGTAGAATTCCTGGGCTTCCCTAGGTGTCGCTAATCTAAAACCTTGATGTAAATCAAAGATTTCTTGAGCTTGTGAAATTGACATTGGGGTGAATGGATGTTGTCTGGTGAATGTAAATCCCATAACATCATAGCTTATATTGTTTCTGTCCATCTTCACTAAAACAATTTCTTCATTTTCAATTCCCTTTGAAGGCTGCGATCTTGGAATTGTTTCATCCTCAACCTTTTCACTTTCAAAAAATCTTTTATAGGTGTCATATGTAACACCTTCTTCTTCTAGCAAAAGAATTAATTGCTGCTTTGTAGTTTTTGCTGGAAAATCTACCGCAAAAGATTCTGCAATTTCTCTTAATTCTTTAATTTTTAGAGTATCAAATGACATTTGATTCCTTTCTTTTATGTTTCTATTATACCAAATATTTTAAAAAAGAGTAAAGGGGAGCATTTCTGCTCCCCTTTATTCCTAATATTAATAATATTAGAATGTACCAACATTTGCGCTGCCATTGACAAGAGCACCTGGTTGGAAATTAACCTGGGAGCCTCTTGAGAAGTCTGGGTTAGTTGTACCAGACTTGTTAGTAATGCCTAGCTTCACGTTAGAAGGTGTAGCTGTTCCAGAAACCTGGATATTCTTAACAATAACATGTGCGTCATAGTTTTCAATTGCACAACCAACACGGATAAAGAGAGTGTACTCAATTGTATCCTTCTTTGGCTGGAACAGACGATAAACAACAACATCACGCTTGATACCAATAATGAAGTTCTGTGGGAACGTCAAGTGTAGATCTCCGTGAAGACCGCTTGCATTGCTGTAGTCACCGCCAAGAGTCTCATCCATCAACGGTACGTTGATAACTGGGATTCCAAATGCGAATGGAGTTACAGTACCTGGACCACCATCATTAGCAGCAACATCGCCACGAATGATACCTGAAGAGATATCAAACGGGAGGAAGTTATTGCTTGTGTTTGTCAAGTTGTACAAGTAATCCTGAGCCAGATTTGATCCAACGAAGAATCGAAGCTGGTTACGGCGTTGCTTATACTTACGAGGCAAAGCCTTGATAGCAGCATTGAATACAGTCTTATCTAGACCATAACCCTGTGCATCAACAACGTGTGCGTTATTTGTTGCAAGAGAACGGAATCCGTTAAATGCATTCATAAGTGCATCTGTACCAGATCCATTAGTGGTTGAACCACCATTGATCAATACGTCTTCAACATCGTTACCCGCTTGGGTAGCCATGAGACGGGCAATGTGATCTTCTAGATCTGGACCTTCAATGTTATCTTCAAGTGCTTCTGCAGAGATTTCCCAGTCAAGACGCAATTTGCGAGTTGTAAGAGAGATCTTTGAGAATGTAGCTGGGCTACGAGTGAAACCACCGTTATTACCTGTGTAATCAACTGGGTTATCCTCTTGGGCAACAGTCATAATTCTCTGACCTACTGCAACACGATCAATTTCAGTTGTATTTGAGCGCATACGGATTGTACGAGCTTGCTTTGCTAAAATTGTAGCGTCCCACATGTAATCAAGGAATCTATTAGCCTGATCTGGATAAAGAAGACCATTACCACCTTGGGCAGTAATACCATCTGAACCTGTGCTTTGTAAAGGACCATTCAATGTAGAGGTATCGTTTGCCGTACCCAGGATTGCTTTTTGTAAAAGTTCGTTACTCATTTTTTTTTCACCTACCTTTCAAATAGGATTTTTATTTTTTGTTTGGACTATAAGTCTTGGACTCCGAGGAAGTGTCCTTGCCATATACTTGTATTTTTTTCGATCTTTGTGTCTAGTTTGTCCAAATCGCCAGACTTCTTAATTGCTGTGTCATTTTCGTACATAGCAAATCTGTTATTTGTCTCGGATAGTGTGTTTTTTAACTCACCTACGAGTTCTGTAAGAGTATCAATTGATTTTTGCATCTCTTGCTTTTCAGCTAAAACTGCATCAAATTTCTTAGAGAGTTCTGAGGATTCCACCTCAAAAGCTTTGCGAATTTTATCCGCATCATCTTTTGTCTCTGTAATACTCTTCTCAAGCTTTTGTCCAACAAAGTCTTTAAGGTCAGTTACCATCTTAGTAAAGTCTAGTTCATCGACCTCAACCTCTGCGATATCAGCAGCAACATCTGTTGCATCAACATCTTCAACAACTTCATTGATTTCTTCAGCTTGGTCGTATTCTTCTAGTTCTTCTTGGCTTAAATCTGCCACGATACTACCTCCTTTGCTGATTGTATTTTTCTTTTTCTTTTTCTTGGCTTTTGTAGTGCCAATATTGTTTCCCGCTTGGTCTGGATGCAGATTAACTGTAGACTGACTATCGGTAACACTTAGGGGGGCAGATGGGGAATCTGTAGTTCCATTTGGACCATGTGTTGGACCTGGAGCATCATCTTTTTTAAAGTATGAATCTACTACTTTTTTGATAGAAGAATTTTTCTCCGTATCATATTTCTCAACCCATCCGATTGTTTGCATTGAATCTCCACACACACTACAATTTTTTGAATCTCCTGCGTGTGCTGTTGCAATTTGATCTGATTTACACCAGAAAACATTCTCTGTTTCAAGTTCTGCTGCCATGCCCTTGAAAATAACTTCATCTCCGCTTTTTTGAATAGAAAAAATATTGGCTAGGGGGTTTGCGGGGTTATCGACAAGACTTAATTCTTGTAAGTCGTAGGCTTGAATAATTCTACGCTCTTCATCTGTTTCTTCATCGCCTTTTTCCATAGATGCTTCAACAATATTTCCACCAATAGAAAAACCAGTAAGGGTGCCATCTAATACTTTTTCCCAAGTATCCTGAGCACCCTTTGAAATATAAGCTTCTACAAAAACGCCTTTGTGATTATTGCCAGACTCTGCGTCATAAAAATCCTCTTCGTTAAATGACAAAACTTTACCAACAGCAATGGGTTGATGCATTTCTCTAAGATTTCCACGAAATCTTTCAAATGCTGCCTTGCTTGCATCTGATGTAATAACGTCTCCATGCTTATCTAAATTATCTAGAGTTGCAAATCCAGAGACTGTTCTGTTTTCTTTATCTACTTTGGCAATAGGAAAAGCAAGACTCATCTTGCGACTCCCGTTTGACCAAATGGATTTTTCAATATTCATATTATTTAAATAATACCAATTATATTCTATAATACAAAATTTATGGTATTATGCCTTCCTTAAGATTGGGTTCTTCCCTCGCCCTTTGGGTTTCTTGCTTCTCCCTGAGTATCTGGTGCATTAATTTTTCTTTTCTGATCTCTATTTCTAGTACCATTTTCTTGGGCTTTTTGTTCTGCTGCATCTTTTCCACCAATTACTAATGGTTTGTCTCCATCTTTTGTTGGTGGCATACCCTTTCGTAATCTAACATCATTAGGAACAATAACTTGACCCTTAAGATAAACATCATCAATTCTTGCTTGCGTTTCTTCATCTGTAAGCGTAAGTTCATTAAATGATAAGTAAAATGCATCTGTAATCTCAGAAATAACTTTTTTAAGTTTATGTTCAATGTACTCTTGAGCTGGTCTACATACCTGCTCCTTAAATGTTTTGTCAGCATCTCTTGCTCCCGCCAAAGACATTCCTTGCGGGGTTCCAATCTTTGAAATAGGAACACGATGTGCAAGAAGAATACGGTCACGAGACTCTACTGCATATTCCTTGAAAGAAGAATCTTGTATTCCTGCTTCAATTGCTTTCATGTCAAACTCTACACGAGCTTGCTCGCCATCAGACGGTAGTGGAATATAGAGTGTTCTGTGATTTCTTCCACGCAATCCAGTTTGGAAAAATTCCAATAACTTTCTTTCTGAATCTGCACTAAGCTTTGCACCTTTTACGGTAATAATATATCTTGGAACAGCCTTATTCTCAAAGTAATCCAAGTTATAACGCTGTGCAAATTCGTCACCAGCGATAGCATTTTTTGCAGAAATAATATCTGGAACGCCATAATATGTATTTGTTGGAGTATACTTTTTTAAATGAATTACTTCATTGGGTCGTGGGTCTGTGCCAATCTGATCTTCTGTAGTTGTATCTCCATAGTTTCTGAAGAAAGTATATCTATTATAAACAACTTGAACAAAGCCATCTCTATGACGGCGAATACGCATTGTGATAGCAGGAATATGACCAATAAAACCAATTTTTCCACTTGATGTTCTACCTATTTCAATATAGCCATTTCCCGTAACTTCTAAATCTGTATATGCTTTTTTAAGAGTTTCCAGAAAGCCATCATCGGAGTTCATACTTTCCATATATTCTTTTAAATCTGCTTTTCCACGAGTAATATTTCTACGCAATTTATCAAGTTTAGCAGGATTTTCTAAAACATCTTCAACCTTTGAAAGCGTTTTTGGAGTTTCAGTAAACTCATAACCCAATCCAATAACATTAGCCACTTTAGCTTCAACTGCAGCATGGTGGAATGGTGAAAGATCAAAAAGCTGTGATAAGTACATAACATTGTATGGAGGCTGAACAATCATAAATAGTGAATATCCAGTTAAGTCAAGAGGATCTAACTTCTTAGACTTTGCATCATCTACACCAGTAAATGATTTTTCTAATCTATTTGCTCTACGCTTAAAATTTTCATTAAGACCATCAATTTTTTTAAGATCGTCCCAGCTTTTTTCAAATGGATCTTCGTATTCAAATTCTGCTTCTTTGCGAATTCTGTCTCTATCAGATACAATTCTGATCATTTGTGAGCCATCGTCATCGATTAAGTCTGACATTTATAAAAGCCCCATCTTTCTTTTTTCTACTAAGTCTTCTTTAATTGCAGGAACATCTAATTCATCTGGAATTAGTCCCCAATCAAGTCTTTCTTTTTGCTGATAGTATTCTTCATCACTGATTTGGCGATGTCCAGAAAACCATACTGGTTTACCCTCTTCTAATCCGTAAGACTTTGCTGCTTGTCTAAGTGCATTAATTTTTCTAACATCACCCTTCATAGCAGCTACATTAAGATAGTTACCCTCTTCATCTGTGACAACTGATCCATTTGGCATCTGCCAAAGATATAGTCCATAGCTTACTTCTTCTACTTGTTGTACTTTTATATTACTCATGAACTAATTCTACCATTTTTGTTTATGAAAACGAAATTTTTGAACATATTACTACCATTTAATTGTTTAATCGGAAAACTTTAAACGAATCTGTGCTAGTATTTGAAAAATATTTCTTTGTTCCGTCATCGGTGACACTTGCAGTTGTTCCATAATAGTAGCTTTGATATCTTTGTAGAATTTTATCTGATGTTAATTTATCTGTCCATAAGGTAACATGTCCATAAGTAGTAGAACTACTAACTGACGGAATTATTGAATTTGTCCCATTTAAATATAAGCTAGAATTATTTGATGCTGATAATGCAAGAACAATATGATACAATTCATTTGCGGATGCTGTATATGTATTATCTGCTACTGATGCGCCATTTATATATAACGACCCGCCTAATGATTGAAATCTAGATGACGCATTAAGCCATATTGACGGGCTTGGCAAAGAACTACT